GAGAGCAAAACATGTTGGTGGACGTGGAGATAGTATCGACATGAAGATCGGTATGGCTATGCACATTATGTTTAATAGTATTAATAAGTGCTGGAACAAGTTTGACGGCAGTCATGTAATAATATGTTTAGAAGGACGTTCATGGCGTAAGGACTTTTATAAGCCTTACAAAGCAAATCGTAAAGTAACAATGGACAAACGTAGTCCTAGAGAACAAGAGGACGATGAGTTATACTTTGAAGCGTATGACGACATGGTACAGTTCTTTTCTAACAAAACTAATTGCACCGTACTAAGATGTGAGACTGCAGAAGCAGATGATATGATTGCTACTTGGGTACAACAACATCCAGAAGATAATCATATGATAGTAAGCACAGACAGTGACTTCTATCAACTGTTAGCAACCAATGTACAGCAGTACAACGGCACTACAGATCAGATAGTTACACTAGAAGGTTGGCATACGTTGAAAGACGGCAAGGTAGTTATAGATAAAAAGACTAAAGAAGAGAAGGTACCAGTAGATCCTAAATGGGTACTATTCGAGAAATGTGTTAGAGGAGATAGTTCAGACAATGTATTTGCAAGTTATCCCGGCGCAAGACTTAAAGGGACTAAAAACAAAACAGGTATTCGCGAAGCCTTTGATGACAGAGCATCTAGCGGATACAATTATAATAACTTTATGTTGCAAAGGTGGGTCGACCACGAAGAGCAAGAGCATAGGGTTAGAGACGATTTTATTCGTAATGAAATACTAATTGACTTAACATTGCAACCCGATGAGATTAAAGAGTTATGTATACAACGAATGAATGAGCAGAAGAAGACGGAACCGGTGGCTAACATTGGCATTCACTTTATGAAGTTCTGCTCTAAATGGAACTTGCAACGTATGGGTGACCAGGTCACTACATATCAAGCAATGTTGAATGGGAGTCATTGATGACCGAATCAAATGATAAAGAGGAAGCAGATGCTGACTACGATATTATGTTCGAGAAGATCAGACACCCAGAGAAGTGGCCCGCTTGGGGCAAGAAGTATATTTATGAATCACCTGATAAAGGTAAGACAGTATACGCCAGAGAATTTGGCAAGCCACATGAAGAAAGAGTTTTAATTAAAGGAGAAGAACAGTGATTAAATTTAAAGAATCGGTAAAACTACAAAAGATAAGTGATGATGCGTGGATCGTTAATGACGATACAAAACGTGTTGGTATCCTACACAAAACCATACAGGATCAATACACTTACTTAGACAGGACAGAAACAATCCAGTTCGCAGACCAAGAAGAAGTAACAGACTTTTTCCAGAACCAGTTTGTGTTTGATGAAGAGACTGTAATGGACGTAACAGTTCCTGCAACGTTTTACATTAAAGGTTATCCTGTTGACTATCCAAGTCCAGTACCAGTTGAGCCTAGCGATGAGGACTACATGGAAGAGATTCCATTGTTTGCTAAGACAGAAAACAGCAAGGTATACTATGCCGCAGGTTGGTACGCTATTAACTTTGAAAAAGGTTGGAAACATGGCAACTGTCCTAAGTTAAGCACACTAATTACATATGGTTACGAAGGTCCATTTAAAACTAAACTAGAGCTAAAGCAACGTCTTAAAGTTCTGAACAAACTAAAGAGAAACTTTGCTAAATGAAGACTGATTTAACTTATACTGAAAAGTTTTTAGTACAAGTAGAACGGTTGCGTGAAGCAAATGAACCTACTGCGGAGTTTAGCGTACACTTTTTAACCCAAGTATGCAAAGAATTAAACGAAAACTTTAAAGTTGATCTAAACGTAGGCATCGAGCCTATTAGTAATAAGGTGGATGGAGGAAGATTCAAATGAAAGACTTAAAATTGCAAGATGTAATAGATAAGACTATACATCAAAAACAACAGTTAAAGTTTCAAGAGAAAGCAGTTAACGACCAGCAAAAATCTATCGACGAGCAGACCAAACGTATTGCGGACCTATTGAAATCCAAAAACGGTGCGTAGTAAAGTAATCGACAGACAGTTTTGGGAACACTCCTGTAAGATGGATGGTCCTATTATGATTGAAAAGGGTCAGCCATGTAACTGGTGCGATGAGAAAGATTGTAGCGGACCCGTGTGGAGAACTGACTGCGGATACAATCACTTTTTTCATCATGAGATCCAATGGCAGAGTAAATACTATGACGGAACTGATGAAAGATGGAACGATGTTGGTATTGATCATGGCGTTCTAGATGACATAAATACTAATGCGAAAGGAAAATACGGGTGGAACTTTAATATAGTTAGAGACCAGAAGATTGCAATGATCTCATTTGAAGACGAAGATGATGCGTTATGGTTTCGATTAAAGCACAGCCCACAGACATAGGAAACAACACATGATTATAGAAATATTTGGTAAAGATAACTGCCCATTTTGTGATATGGCAGTAAACAAAGCAGAACAAATGACAGAGAACGATCACCAGTACACATACAAAAAACTAGATAGAGACTTCAGCCGAGAAGAACTATTTGAGAAATTTCCCACAGCAAGAACATTCCCACAAATCGTAGTAGATGGTAAGGCTATCGGTGGCTGGCAAGAGTTTAAGGACATAGTATAATGAGTACCACTGAAGACCAAATTAGAGAAATTATCGAAGGCAACGATGTTATATTGTTTATGAAAGGCGATCCTTATCAACCTCAATGTGGTTTCAGTGCTAAAGTTGTAAACATACTTAAAGAAATTGGTAAGCCGTTTGGATTTGTTGACATCTTAGCAGACCAAGACATCAGAGCTACACTACCTAGCATCAGTGATTGGCCCACGTTCCCACAATTGTTTATCAAAGGTGAACTGATTGGTGGTTGCGATATTATCACCGAGATGCATGAAGGTGGCGAGTTAGACCCGCTAATTCCATAATATGAGAGACAGAGACTATCTAGAGGACGAATTCAAAGACATTCCTCAAGGTCGAGTGTTAATAATTGGCGGCAATCAAGGAGATAATAATCCAGCATGGGGACTAATACAGTCTGGGTGGAAGGCTGTTATATGTGAGCCTGATCCTTTTGCTTTTAGTATACTAATAGACAATACCAGTCAGTATGCTGATAACATCACAGTTGTTAACTCTGCTATTTCATCAGAGTCTAGTGTGGCTCCATTTTACCTGTCGATTGGTAGACCTGCTATGTCCAGTATGAAAAAGGATTGGTTAGCAGAACAAGATTTGATACCCGATGAAGAGAAGACACAACGCAGTATACTAACACATGCCTTGAGTGTTCAACAGTTACTAGAGCATGTAGGAAAAGACTTTGACTTAGTAGTTATCGATGCAGAAGACATGGACGAAGAAATACTAGATGCATTTGATTGGACGCAGTTAGAAAACTGTAGAATGGTATGTGTTGAGTCTCCGCGTGATGGGTTTAATCGGCTAGCCGATGCTGGATACAAGTTAGTAAATAGTACTGAAACAAATCATTACTTCAAGAATTAACAGACGTTTTAATCGTATTTTTAGATAAATAAGTGTGTTGAGCTAGTATACTTCTAGCCCGGAGACACACAATGAGTAGACCAAAACCAGTAATACTGCTAGAAGCAGTCCATAAAGACACATATAAAGCAGAGCAAATACTTGCCGCTGAAGCAATATACAGTGTATTTTATGAAGACAAGCCCATTAACATGCGTACTTTAAACAAGTTAGTAAGTTATCCCGGACCTAAATATAAAAAAGTTTCGTTCAGCAATAGCGGACATGCTTTTAACCTTTCAGAAAAATTAAACAAAATGTTTAATACGAATAGTTTCACCGTAGTGAGGCTGACATCAGGAGTGGTTGTAAATGAAGAAGACGTCATTAATTCCGATATGTAACGCTGTATTCAATGCTGACACTATCGTTCTAACTGATGGCGAAAAACTATTACGACTCAACAACGTATTTGATGAAGACTTAATCCACAACTTACAAGATCTCAAGGACGACATTGCTCCTAGAAAAGAAGCACGAAATAGACAAACATGGGACTTACAATTAGCCGATGAAGATAAGGAAGCTATCAAGTCAGCAGTTGAAACAGCAATGGATACCAAATATCAGCACATGGGTGTAAGCCTATGGGAAGACTCGGAAGGGTATTACACACAGAAACATATAGAAGAAGAGCATGTCAATGCATCCATGCAAGTATATCTCCCGGCAGACAACTGTGCATTGCCCAACACAGGCAGTATAGTTTACGACGGTATACAAGAGTACCAAGTACCTTTCGTTCCTAACACAGGATACATTTTATCTAATAGTAACACAACTGTTCACAGTAGTGGCGAGCCAGTTAAGGCTGGACATGTAAGACGTAGTGTCTACTTCTACTTTAGAAAATGAATCAAGATAGCCTACAATACCAAATAGCATTCAAACTCCAACAAGAATACGATACATTAACTAAGTATCCAGTTAAGGAAGTGTTGTACATGTTATTTAGAAACATACAACTAACAGACAACAAGATCTCTGGACTTAGGATGACTAAGCTGGGTTTTGGTTTGCTCAAGAGCCAGTATGCTTACTATCCTTTTCTTATAGGAGAGGAAGGAGTACACAAGAACTTGTTAATAACATTGCACAAACATATGATGTGGCCCTACTACATTGATAAGAAACAGTTAGTAATGTTTAGTGGCGACGATGCTATGTGGATGAAGATGTATGGAAACGATATCGAGAAATTCACAAAAAGCATAAAATAAGGGCTAAATATAGCTATGTCAAGAGATTACAGCACAATACAACCCTGGAGTCAATCATCCACCTTACCCAGATTATCACAGCCACATGAATCCTTAAATGGTAGAATAGAAAAGTCTGATATCAAAGGATTTAAAAAATTCCAATGGCAACCTAGTGACACTCGAGCATTGGCACATGATAGTTGGAGTCATACATTCGATGATCTGTTTTATACAGTAAACAGACAAAACTTCAGAGCAGATCAATTTAACAAGGTAAACGATAAGCCTGTACTAATGAGTCTAGGCGATAGTTATACATATGGTATAGGTGTACGTGATGCTGAGACTTGGCCCAGCATAGTAGCAAACAAACTGGACATGGTTAACTGGAACATGTCAAGTGGCGGAGGGTCTAATCAGGACATGTATTTCATATTCCAGCAAATGATATCCGCTGGCTATATTCCAGATGTAGTATGTATCATGTGGTCATTCAAGGAGAGGAGTGTTGTGAGTAGAAACGTTATCTCACCTGTGGTTGAAGAAACAGATATAATGCCTGCCGTTGGTCCTGGTTCGAAAGCAAGTGGTAGTGGTTCCTTAACATACTATCTCGATGGTGTAACCGACGGGGTTGGTAAGCCGATGAGAAATGATCCTGAGCAAAGGGCTACAGCATACAGCAAATCAATTAACACTATGCTAGAGAGAAGGCTAAATGTGCCAGTGGAACAACGAAAGCATGTGGATGATATACATCATAAAATAACCACCAAGTTCCAGGGAGTTGGTAATGATGTTGAAATAAAGTCATCGGGTAGTACGAGCGATGCACCGCTAACTAAGTCATTGTTATTACAATCTATGCACACAGACGCAGAATATACTGACTTTTTTATTATTCGTAGTGCTATTGTTAACCTATGTAAAGCACACAATATTAAAGTTAGAGAAACATTCCAAGATCATCTATTACATAAGTTTGCATTGGCATACATAGTGCCGGTGGAGGGTTGGAGTACAGGTCCGTATCCGTTAAATCCATACACATTACAAGAGGACTATGCTAGAGACTCTATACAAGAAGGCACAGGACATTTTGGTCCAGCAACACTAGAAGCAATAGCAAATTATTATTTAAGCACATTGCACAATGAACGCAAATTGTACAATGAACAGCCATAAAAAAGCACACCGAAGTGTGCTCTTCATAACCATATAAATTATACGATTGGGTTTCCGTTCTCATCCATAGCTGGTGCTGGCATATCTGTAGGCATAGTCTCTACATTTGGCTCAACGTGCTCTGGCATGTCTGTAGGCATTGGTGCTTCTACTGGCATGTCTGTAGGCATTGGTGCTTCTGCTGGTGCTGGTGCTTCATAATGAACTTCATCATGTGCTGGCATAGTGTTAGCTTCTTGGAACTGCTCACCTACGTCCATAGCTGGTACTTCAGCAACGTGCATTTCTGCTTCGTCATGCTGTTCATACTCGTATGCTATTGCGGCTGTAGTTAAGTAGTCATTTGACCAATCATCGTGCTCTGTCTCAACCCACTCACCACCTTCGTAGTTAGTGTTGGTATCACAGTTATAAATGTAGTCGTTCTCGTCCCATTCGACTGGAACTGGCTCCATCCATGTTTGTGTTACTAGGTCCCAATATGCGCCATCTCCAAAACCTTCTGGTTTTGCGTGAGTTGGTGTTGCTGGATCCATGTAATCACCTGTTGTTGGTGCATTGAATGTAAAGTCATATGTTTCAACTGGCTCTACGTGTGGAATATCAATCATCATTTGTTCTAGTTCGACTAGTTGTTTTCTGAGTGAGTATATTAAATTGGCTATATCTGCTCTTGGGTCTATCATGTTATCTCCTGTATATGTGAGGGTTAATTTGCAAATTTCAGTGTGTTTCTGTGTTATGTCACTGTATTTATCGTATTTTCGTGTATAAATAACAGTATAGTATTACTAATACAGGCCCTTAAGGGCAATTAGATGCACTTTTACCAGTTTTTACGGTAAAAAAAGGTTGACTTTGACCACGAAAACCGGTATAATATATGTATATTAAGCAAAAAAGGAAACAATATGTTCGTAATAGTAAATAAGAAAAACAACTCAATAGCAACTGAGCCTAGCAGACGTCAGTCAAACAACATGTATTCTACAGCGGCGGCGGCTAAAGCTGGTATTACTAGAACTATTAAGCATTATACCAAAGCAATTGAACAAGTTGCTGAAGTAGTTGCTAATGGTGAAGCTGAGTATATGGCTCCAATGTACAACATATTTAGAGAAGCTACTGATAAAGACCTTGGTAGAACTCATTATGCTGATAAGGCTAACTACAGAGTTATGGACAGTCAAGAGTATATGCTAATTGAGCCTATGGTTGAGAAGCGTAACATAATGACTGGTGAGACTTTTAAGGAGTCAATTAACACTCCTTACTATTTGTCAGCTAGTTCAGAAACTTATTGGAGTGCTTAAGATGTCAGATTACAAAATTATTGATGTTAACGAGAGAGATCCTTCAGGGACTTCTCTTAAAGGTTACATACAAGAAGATTATTCAACACTAGTTCAAGCGTTCGGTGAGCCACACTATCAGCAAACAGCAGATGCTGTCGAAGATAAGGTTTTCACTTCATGGGAACTAGAGTTTACTATCCAAGAGGATGGTGAAGAGGAATTTGAAACATTCCGTGCAACAATTTATGATTGGAAAGAAGATAGTCCTAGGGTGGCAAAAGAGACACCCAAGTACAAATGGCATGTAGGTGGCGACCACTACTTGTCTGTCGATGCTGTTCAGAAGTGGATAACACAGACTTATACCTCATAAAAAGGTTGACTTTGACCACGAAAAGTGGTATAATAGTTATATAAACAAAAGATAAAGCGTAGGAGCATTATATGAAGAATTTAATTTTAATCCCATTACTACTAGTTAGTACCGTTGCATTTGCTGGTCAATCAGCAGAGATGGAAGTGATCGATGTGCAGGAGTTTTATACTAAAACTAATGTAAGTGTCCCAACTGAAGTCAATGAGCAACAATGTTATAACCAGGACAGATATGCTAACAATGGTAGACGTCCTAACAGCAGAGGACTGCTTGAATACGGAGTTAACGGTGGATTTGGTTCTACTGGTGGTCTAATTGGTACAGCGACTGGAGTTGCTATTATCGATGAGCTTGGTGGTAACGATGCCGCTAAAATACTTGGTGGACTACTTGGTAACAAGATTGGTAACGATATCTCTGACAAGAAGAGACGTTCTAACCATAATAACAAGAACGGCGTACATTGTGAGATGGTTACTAGAGTTGTGTATGTTAGACAACAACAAAACGTACTATCACATTACGTGGTAACAGTAACAGACGGCTACAACGAATATAACATTAATAGACAGGCGGCACCATTCATTGGCGAGACTATTAGAGTGAATGTTAGCGTTTGGTAAGAGCAACATATAAACTAAAAAGCAACGTTATCGTTGCTTTTTTTATGGAAGAAAAAGGTTGACTTCTGCCAGGAAATCCGGTATAATACATGTATATTAAATAAAACGTAGGAGTTTTTATGAACCCATGGAATTACATACAAAGACTAGAAGCTGATAACAGCTCACTAGCGAAGCAGGTTATCTTAGAAGAAGCTCTAACATATAATTGCTCAGAAGATCAGCAAGGAACGATGTCAAACTATTCTGACAATGATTTTATTATGGGTGTCCAGTGGGCACTTGATCCGTTAGTTACATTTGGCGTTAAGCAAGTTCCTATTAGAGAAGGTGCTGATGGTGAAGGGCTTCCAATGAAAGAGTTTGAAGAGTTAGCAAGTCAATTGAAGCACAGAGTCCTTACTGGACATGCGGCTCGTGATGCTATTATCCAAGACATGGAAATGGCTACTAATGAGCAATGGAACGATTGGTATCGTAGAATACTAATCAAAGACCT